CATTCATAGTATTTAGATATATTATCTAGCAACTCTGGATCTTGGGGTTTCTTAGTAGATTTAATATATGGAAAATATGTTTTTGTAGCTTTAGGAATTAGGGAGCAATATACTATATATGATTTTTCTTTATCTTGGATATTCAGTTTCTGAACATAGTTAACTATATCTAAATAATCTTGGTTCATTGAAAGGAATTTGTTAATCATAAAAACATTATATGTCTTTTTATCTTCCTCAGAAAAACAATTCCAATCTTTTTTCAGATTAATAATTTGTTTTATCCAATCAAATAATGATAATGAACTATTTTGTTGGATCTTCTTTTTCATATAAATCTCTAAATTCTTGTTGTAATTCTTTAGGTAGTAATTCTATTAATACTTTTCCAGTTTTGATATCATAGAAGCAAGGGATCGGTACAATAGCATCGTCCGAAGTACCTGCTACGAATTTAGATAATTTTTTTAACACTACTCCTTCTGTAAATACACAATTTCCTTCAGGTGAAAATACAGTTGTTGCTAATTTAATATCAATTTTTGGTTGATTTACTTGTGATGGTCCGTTCATTTTATATAATTTGTTTTTGTTTAATTGTTTCTAATATACGAGAAATACAGGCAACTATATTGATTTCTTTATCTAAGACGAATGATGAATGATACATATATTCTTCAAGAATTATTATTATCATACCTTCTCTATTAAGGGCGTAGTTTTCAATCTGCTCATATAAGAACCGATAAACGTCTTCGTATGAAGATAAATCAGCGTCCGCCAATAATTGTCTAATGTTTGTAAAACTGCTGTATGTGGGTTTTTTTAATTCGTTTAATATACCATTTAAGTAAGCATCATTTGCATTTAATTCTCTTACATTAAGTATGAGCTTCCCATCGCTACTATATTTTTGGAAGGCATTGATTGTTTTTCTGAGATCGGGATAATATTTTTTAATAATAATAGCTAAATCATCCTTCTCATACTGAATATTTTCTTGCGTAAGAATACTGTCCATAAAGAATGCAATATCTTTTTTGGATGGAGCTACTAAATCAAATTCAGTACATCTACTTCTTAATGGATCTATTAACCTTTCAGCATAATTACCTGTTAAAATAAATCTAACATTGAAACTATAAGTTTCCATCATATTAAGTAATAACACTTGTGATGCTTGAAGTAAATGAGTAGCTTCATCTAAAATGATTATCTTTAATGGTTTGAATGTTGCAGACGAAGCAAATGAACCTACTTTATCTTTAATATCATCCATGCTTCTATGTTCAGTAGCATTCAAATAAATATAATCACAATCAATATTATTTACTAATATCTTAGCTAATGTGGTTTTTCCAGAACCCGGTTTTCCAGCAAATAGAAGATGAGGAATTTGTTGTGTGTCAATATATTCCTTAAATTTTAACTTGTGTTCTTCAGAACATATAAAAGTATCTAAAGTATCAGGACGGAACTTCTCTCCCCATAAAAAATGGTCTTTTTTCATAACTTTTTATTTAATATAAGATAAGTAGAGGAGTTGGTAAAACCAACCCCTCATATTTATTTTTAATAAAACTGTTGTGGGTCAACAGCTGTATTCTTTTCTTCAGGAACATCTATAATAGCTCCTTCAGTTAATAATACAATACCAGCTACTGAAGCTGCATTTTCTAAAGCACATCTTACTACTTTAGCAGGATCGATAATGCCTTTATCTTTCATATTTACATACTTATCATTTTTTAAATCATAACCTCCCCAAACTAACTTATCAGGTAAACTAGTCATAATTTTATAAATACTTTCGTCACTATGTCCGGCATTTGATAATATCTTTTTAAATGGAGCTGAACATGCTTCGTATACTATTTGAGATCCTATACTTTTATTAGTGATACTTTTACGAGCCTTAATTAAAGCAATACCACCACCCGGAACGATGCCTTCATCAATAGCTGCTTTAGTAGCATGTAAAGCATCATCTACTCTGTCTTTTTTCTCTTTCATCTCAGTTTCTGTATTACCACCAACATGAATAATTGCTACTCCACCCGTAAATTTAGCTAAACGTTCTTGTAATTTTTCAGTTTCAAAAGCGGTTGTTGATTTTTCAATTTGAAGTTTTAATTCTTCAATACGTGAAGAAATACTTGTCTCATTACCTTTACCATCAACAATTGTGGTTTGTTCTTTTTTAACAGTAACAATTCTAGCTTCACCAAACCAATCCCAATTAAATTTCTCTAATTTCATTCCTTTTTCTTTACTAAACACTTGTCCTCCTGTTAGAACTGCAATATCTTCTAGGATTAATTTACGTCTATCTCCAAAATCAGGGGCTTTAACAGCACATACTTTGATTGTACCTCTCATTTTATTAACAATAAGAGTGGCTAATGCTTCATTATCAATATCTTCGGCGATAATTAAAAGCGAACGACCAGTATTTGAAACTCCTTCCAAAATTGGTAAAAGTTCTTTTACTGTATTAAATCTACTATCTGCTATTAGGATATATGGGTTATCTAATAAACAAGACATAGTGTTATTATCAGTAACAAAATAGTGAGATTTGTATCCTCTATCGAATTGCATACCTTCTACTGTTTCTAAATATGTTTCTCCGGTTTTACTTTCTTCAATGTGTACTACTCCTTCAATCCCTACCTTACTCATAGCGGTTGCTATTAATTTTCCAGTTTCAACATCATTATTAGCTGAAATAGTAGCAATTTGCTCAAGTTGATCTTCTGATGAAATTGTTTCTTTAATATCTTTATGGATGTATTCTACTACTTGTTTAACAGCAATATCAATATCTCTTTTGATTTGAACTGCATTTTCACCATTATTAAGGTATTTAAAACCATCATTAATCATTTTACTAGCTAATAGGGTAGATGTTGTTGTACCATCACCTGCTGCATCTGCTGTTTTGATTGATGCTTGTTTAATTAATTGTGCACCCAAATCTTCAATAGGATCTTCTAATACATTTACTCTCTTTGCTACTGAAACCCCATCTTTTGTACTGTTAACAGAATTTCCATCTGAATAGATGATATTTCTACCATGAGGGCCTAATGTACTTGTAACTACTTCGGCTATTTTATTAACTCCTTGTAATAACTTCTTTCGGGAATTTACTCCCAATTCAATTTTTTGTTTTGACATATTTATAACTTTTTAATTAATTTTAGCAAGTATACTGTTTTCGCATCCAATAAAATATTCTTCACCTTCAAATTCTAACTTTGTAAATCCCATAGAAGGTAATACTACTTTATCTCCTACTTTAAGTACGGTGTTAATAAAATGATCTCCAGTGATTGAGAATTTTCCAGGACCTACGTCTACTACTGTGGCTTGTTTGTTTTTTTCATTCCCCATATCAGGAACTACTATTGAACCAAATTTGGACTCATCTTCCTCAATTGGTTTAACGATAACTGCATCAAATAATGCTTCTAATTTTTTCATAACTGTTTTTTTTTGTTTAATTAAATATAATAAAGGTAAATTGAATTACCAACTCACCTTTCTGAATTCTGTTGATTTCATTTTGTTTTTATTTTGTTTTTATTTTACAATACTCAATCTACATTTAAACCCATGATCAGCTAGCAGGTCATTGACTTGTCTAATGTATGAACTTTCGTTAGGAACTTTAGTTTGAACACTAATTGAGAATTTACCACCACCTATTGAATGTCCGTCATTATCTAACGCTTTAAGTGTGTTTTTTCCAAATGAGTGTGGAATCATTCCCACATTAGAAGTATCACCTTTGTTAATAAAGTTGATAGCATCCAATAACTCATCAACGTTTGGACCTATCAACTCAATATTAGATTGTTGTTCGTTTAATACTTTTCTAACCTCTTCTCGGATTAGTTTTCTAAATTCTGTTGCTTTCATTTTTGTTTTTATTTTATTTTAATCTTCGTAATCACTAACCAACACGATCTAATATAATATCAACCGTTTTTGTAGTTGGATCTAATGATATGCTAAGTGTCTCCCCATCCATAGCTAAGATGTCTTTGATTTTTGTTTTCATTGCGGCTTCAAGTTTAGCTACAGGAACTTCCATAATAGCAAACCCATACTGATCATTATCGGTAATATATTGCTTTAACGCTGGGTTTTTTATGAAAAGTTTTGCATTGGTTTCTTCTCGATTAATTTTATCCGAGTAATCTTCTTCTTTTAATACTTTTCTAACTTCTTCTCTAATTAGTTTTCTAAATTCTGTGATTTTCATTGTTTAATTGTTTAATATAAATAGTCTTTGTTTTGTTATGATCCGACGATATATACATCATATCCAGTGAATTGGTTAGATAGAGGTTTAAGTGCATCTTTGACACGATTTTTATAATCCTCTAATTCATCTATAGTTGTTGGTCCTGAAGTCTGTACACCACGTGGTGCAAATTCAAATTCACAAACGCTATCAGTCACTACGTAGTTAATTAACACACAATCTTCTTGTTCTAGGATTTGAATTACCTTGTCCCATAAAGATTGATTGTTGCTTTCGGCTTTATTCCATGAAAAGTAAATAGCCGCTACAAGATTGTTACTTGCATGCTTAGCTTTGTATTTAGGAGCTTGTGCTTCATTCACCACTTTTCTAACCTCTTCGCGGATTAGTTTTCTAAATTCTGTTATTTTCATTTTTGTTTTTGTTTATGTTTAATTGTCTAATATACATATTATGCTCCTTGTAATCTTACCAAGAAATATTTGGTTTTAATTTCGTTCTTTTCAAATTCCATTACCATTAACCCTTTCTCACTTATACTTATAACTCCACCTCCCATATCTTTATTTGCTACTAATATTTCTTTGAATATTTCTGAGTTAAATGGAAGACTAATTCTACCTGAATTAACTTCTGCAGGTATATTATATGTTATTTTATTTGAATGTTCGTTATCCTCTCCAAATGTAAATTCAACAATTGGTTTTTGATTATCTAAATTAATATCACTTCGTATTGTCATAAAATCTACTCCTGGTAATGCATTTTTAGCTTTAATTAAAGAATCTATATTTTCAACATTTAGTGGAATTTTGATTTCATATTCTTGGGGCTCAGTAACTTCACCTACTTTTGGTAATAAAAACTCATCAGCTAAAGCATATGATAAATTAAAATTAGTATCTGAAATGTATAGTTTAGTAAATACTTTTTGTTTCTTTTCAGTAAGAAGTGAAATATCATTACTAGTAATACTTAATAATTTAAGTAATTGAGTAGTATTAAATATAGGTAATACACAATTAGGGATTGGGAAATTATTGTGTTGTAAACTTCCAATCATATCTTTATTAGGTGATACAAATTTAATTTGTAATTTATCATCCTCAACACTTAGTTTGGCTGCTTCAATTATTCCACCTAAATAATATTTAGAAATAACACTCTGTAAAACGGATTTATGCATCATATTTTTATTTTTAATTAATATACGAACTTTTTTAGAAGGAGAAAAACTTCCCAATGTTTGGATTTAAACTAGGAAAATCCCATTTTAAATCAAGATATAGTTCTTTCAACTTATTCAAAAGCATCGATTCAAATATTTTATCAACGTCAATATATTCTTTAACGAACTTATCAATCTCATCAGGTATCTTTGAATTTGGTAACCCTATAGTATCTATTTGATATGGATTTTGTTTTAGGTTAATAATAAGTATTTTATCTCCTTCTATTATTGTTTCGAATTTTTTATCTAATTTTCTAAATCTAAGTAAGTCTGAGTAACGTACTGCTGCTTTTGTATTACTTGGAGCTTTAAGTTTAAATTTACTAAATATCTCTCCGGATGTTGGAGGTATTCTGTATGAATTTATTTGTTTAACACCAGTTGGTTTACCTAATAATCTTGGGTCTGTTTGTTTTAACAAATTGTAAAAATCTATTATGGAATTGTCTAATTCTTGTTTTGGAGTGTTAAATAAAATATTCTTGATAAAACTTTCTCCAAATTTTTTAAAAATCGGATTCATATTAGACTTCATTATCTCCAAACCCTTTAGATCTAGTGCATCTTTATGATCGGAAGGAATTGTAACTCCTTCCTTATTAGTAACCCACATCCCATATCTTCTTTTACCTGTAGCTAATATAGTAGAAGCAATTACCTCTTGTTTTAATTGAAAATATTTGTTTTTTGGAATGTTAAACAATTCATTACAAACATCCTCTAAGTTATCGTTTGCTTTAGACTGAATCTTACTAGCTATTTTAAGAACAAATTCATTTTTATTTTCGTCATTAATTTCTATACCCTTAGATTTCATATAATCTAAAACAGGTTTAAGCTCTATGTACAAACTATCTGTGTCCGAGAGCTTAATGAAGCTTTTATCCATATAAATTTACTTTTTAGAGTCTAATTCAAAATATTCCATTAATTCATCTTTAGACATTTCCATAACATTACCTAATTCACCATTTACATAATCAATAGAGGATTTAGTTAATCTTTGACCACTGTTTGTAATGGCACAACTACATATCATATGACCATCAGTATATCTCCAAACGTTTTTAGCAAATGTACCGTACATCGCATTTTGGAGAATCTTAAAAGCTAGTTGAAACGTATCATATAATGCAAATTTACCCCAATCTTCTGATTTACCAGCTTGCTTTTTCATTCCCCTATAATGTTCACGTTTCTCAAACCACTTTTCTAAAATGTTAGCTGTAACACTTTGTTTATCAGTTCTAAATAATGCTCCGGATGCTGATATTGTGTATTTATTGTCCTTAATTATTTGTATAAGTTCTCCTAATTTAATCTCCTTTGAATCTAGAGTATAATTAATTTTATTTAAACGTTGTATTATTATTTCTTCATTTGGATCCCTTTGTTCTAACTTTTCTAATGAATAATTTTGTTCGTATGTAGAATTTACTTCAATCCTTCCAACTAATGTTTCAATACCTAAATTAAGGGATTTAATAATACTAGGATATAGTGAGGTATAATCTAAATCTATACAATCATAATATAATCCAGGTACAGGATCTAAAAGATATCCTCCAGCGTATGTTTCTTCTCTATTTTTTCTTGATGGATTATGAGTAGTTGGTTTATTAGGAGAGATAATTTTTGATCCTCGTAAGTATTTTAATATTGCCCCTTCACCTAAGACTGTGTTATAATAGATTTGATCATATGGAGTATTACAAATATGACTTATCATAATAGTTAACTCGATAAATTTAAGTTTTTCTTCTAATTTCTCAACAATCTCAACATCTCGAAGGTTATATTCAATAAATTTTTGTTTATCTGTTTTAAATAAAGTATTCAAATTACCTTCATATTCTACTTTCCCTAATTTAACATATTTTTCTCCAATATCACCTAATTTATATGATGGTTCTTCCTTGGCTATATATTTTTTATGTAAAAGCATATAATCTAGATGATTGATACCACCTAATCTAACTGATAAAACATTTGGGTTATAATCTTGAACCTGTATTTTACGGATTGGGGAAAGTCTAAGTCTATCTTCTTCATGTACTACATTTCCTAGTCTAAAGTATAGATAAGGTATATCGAAATATTCACTATTCCATCCTACTACTATAGTTGGGTCTATTTCTTCCCACTTATCTAAAAACTTTAATATTAATTCTCTTTCGGTTCTACAAGGAATAACATGAATATTCCCATCATTAATTTCCTCAATTTCTTTTGATTTATCAACGATAAAACATATTTTAGTTTTAGTAGTTAAGTCTATTAAAGCTATGGAAGTAATAGGAGCTTGGGCATCTTTTATGTATTGAATTGTAAGCGCTCCTCCCATTTCAATCTCAATATCCAAAAATACAGTATTATGCCATTCAGGAATAACATCTTCTTGATTATAATATAATTCTCTCAAAGTGTATAACTCAGGATTTATATCCTTTTCTAATAAATCCGGATCACTCCAATCCGCTTTCCCATTAACTGGGATACAATATCCTCCAGTTAATACAGGTAAAGCACCGTCTTGTTGGTGCTTTACTCGTTTATAAAAAATAGGGTTATGTTTAAATTGATGCCATCCACTTTTATCATCTCTTAAAAAGATATTATAGGTAGATCGGTCAAAGTATATTGATTGGTACAATTTATTCTGCTGGGGTTTCTTTCTTTTTAAAATGGTAGTTTCTTTTTTTAGGGACTTCTTCAGTAACTACTGTTTCCTCTATCTTTGGTGTTTCGATTATTGGTTCTTCAACCACTTCTTCTTCTACAATTACATCCACAACCTCTATTTCTTTAGGGTTCCTAATTTCTTCCTCTAATTCATTAATAAGAGCCATGATTTCAACAAATTTTATATTAGGTTGAGACCATTCAGTGACATGTCTTAATTGACTTATAATTTCTAGTAATTTTTCCATTTTATTTTTATTTAATTTTTACCTTTATTTTTATTTCCTATTTCGTTTTGATATCCGTGTTGTTCTGCTGTTTCTGTTGTTTTGAATAAGGGTTGTATATTTGTATAATGAAAACATTCTTTTTGTTCTTCTATATTACTTAGATCAAATTTAGCACAAGCTTTGATGTGATCCATTTCCCATACTATTCCGTGATTATCCCAATTCATTTCGGGTTTGAATTGTTGTTCTAAATATAATTTAAATTCTTCAATAGAACAACCTAACATATCTAAAGTTTTACCTTTTTTGAAAGTATTTCGAACAGCCATATATAATCTATGAGAGAGTAGTTTCCTTATCTTAAAGTTTGGATCTGTTATGTATTTTGATTTATTATAAATGTTATTATACTTTCTAATTTTCTCATAGTTATCTTCTCTATATGTGATAGATTTATTTATATTATTAATATAGTACTTTTTATTATATAGAGATATTTCTTTTTTAGATTTTTTCTTTATTTTTTCTTTATTATTGATATAATATATTTTATTTATTTCTTTTCCGCAAGGGATACAATAAAAATTCTTAAATTCATCAATATATTTAATTAAGTTACATTTTTTACACTGTTTCGTTTGTTGCATTATCTATTAATTTTTCAATAAAATTTTTAATTGATATATCATTTTGGGCACAGTATATTTTTACTTTTTGCCAATATTTAATATCAATTTGAATTTGTTTTAATTTTTTCATCGATAATACATATTATATACTTCTAGAGAAGTCGAGAGATATTGAAATTATTTGTTACTTGATCCAAATCCTTTATCTCCTCGGAGTTGAGTGATTTTGAATATGTTGAATTCTTCATCATTTAATTCGATTATCTCTGATTCAGGAATGGGAATGACTGATATTTGGGCATATCTTTCTCCTTCTTCAATAGTAATGTCTGTTTCTCCAATATTGTATACTTTTACTGAAAGGTCGCCAGTATATCCTGGATCTATTATTCCTGGAAAGCATGATAAGTCTTTCTTAAATCCCATAGATGATCTTAAATCTATCCTCATATAATATCTCTGGGAGTCAGGGATTGTTAAATTTAACCCATTAGGTACTACTGCTGATTTACCTGCAGGTATAACTGTTGTTTCAGTGCAAGTTATATCAAAGCAGGCACTTGTCGAATTGTAGGCTATCGTTGGAATAACGGCCTTATCTGTGTTTTTATGAGCGTATATTGTTACCATGTATTATTATTTTTTATTTTTTATTTTAAAATTTAGTACTATTTACTGAGATGGCATGAAGAAATTCATCACGAACCATATTGTTGGGTTCTATAAATACACCCGAGAATTTATTAGTTACCATTGTTGAATCATGCTTTATGCCTCTGTGCGAACAACAAGTATGTTGACACGCAATACTAACAGCTACGGATGAACATTTCATTTTATCAGCAACATAATCGTGGATTTGGGTTGTTAATGATTCCTGCATTTGTGGGCGACGAGAAAACCATTCCACAATACGATTTAATTTACTCAGTCCAATTACGTTTTCAGCAGGGATGTATGCTACTGTTGCTTCACCTGAAAAACTCAAATTGTGATGCGCACAAAGACTAACAACTTTTATGCCTGATTGGATTACTAGTCCATCATAATTTTCATCATTAGGGAAAACTGTAATATTAGGTTCATCAGTAATTGAACCTATGATTAGGTCTTTAACCCATGCCTTTGCAACCCTTTTCGGAGTATCGACTGTTTGTCTATCTGCTTTATAATCAAAACCAACTGCTGTAAGGAATTTACCATATGCTTCAGATGCATTTTCTATCATCTGCTCTATCTCTTCTTGAGTACGGGGATGATTACCGTTTGATTTTTTTAATAATTCCATTAATATAACTTTTATTTTAAAATATACAACTTTTATTTTGATTTTCCAAGTATGTCTAAATACTTTCTATATTCTTGATACCAGTAGCTCGTCTTACTTCCTTACCATCTTTTAAGACAATAACGGTTGGAATAAACTCTACTTTAAACTGTTCTCCCAATAATTCATGTTTATTAATATCTACACTATACCAGTTATCATATCCTTTATTTTCAACTAAACGAGATAATTTAGGGGTAAGCATATTACATGCCCCACATCCTTCAGATGTGAAATATAATATTTGAGTTCCGTTTTGTGGGAGTTGGTTTTTGTTGGTAATTGATATCATTTTATAATAAATATTTAGACTCCACGCTTTTCATCGAAAGCAATTATATGTTCACGACCTGTAAAATTATATCCATTATCAGTACAAAAATCAATTACCATAGGATATACTCTAATAAGTTCGTTTCTTGTGCTTCCTGGAGGCATTAGCCATGTTTTTGATTTAGGGATTCCCATCTCTATCCTAAATTCTTCTATTTCATCCCAAGTATCTATCATCTCTACAGGATTACAAACTGGTTTAAAATGGTAATCTGTATGGTATGATAGTGTTTGTCTGATAGCTTCTTTGTTTATTCTTAAACTATTATGCTTAATTATTAACTTTTCATCTGTTAATTCTCCATTTGGCATTGGAATTCCAATTTTAGGTATGGAATTTGAAAATTTAGGAGATAATGATATTAAGCCAATTGGATAATCAGTTTCAATAAAATGTGATCCTTCAGTTTCCATAGTTATTACAATATCTCTTTCATTAGCAAAGTGAGTTAATTCATTTACTAAATCTGGATGCATTGTTGGGCTCCCACCTGTAAGCATCATTTCTGTAATATCTGGTCTATTATCATACATTTTAATAATGTCGTTAAATGTAAATGTGCCTTTTTCAGGGTGAATGGAGGTGTAAAAAGAATCACACCAACCACCTTCTCCAAACCAACATCTATGGGTACAACCGGTTGTTCTAATTGCAACAGTAGGTTTACCTGCTCTTGAACCTTCAGATTGAATACAGTAATATAATTCTATTATTTGTAAAGGTTTGTCAAAATATCTTAATCTACCTGGTTTCATATTATTTTTAATTTTCTTGATAACTTGCTGAGTTTCTTTCATGTTCGTAAACTTCTACTTTAATGGCTTTTACTCTACCTTCAGTTTCTAATTCAAGGAAGTCGTTAATAGTGTGATATAGGTACTCAGCAAAACGTTCACATCCTACATTATCCATAATTCTTAATTGAATTATACCATCCATATCCATTTGTTTAAATTGCTCTAAATAAGGATCATCATGTGATATAATAGTTGTGTGATCCAAGAGATGTGCAAAATAATCTTTAGGAGATAAACCATGTATTTTATTTTTAGCTCGCTTCATACCACCAAAGTCAAATACCCAATTACGTTGGTCTAAATCACCTTCAAACCACACTCTAAACGAAACCGCATAACCGTGTAAAAACTTACAATGAGTACCATCTGCTTTCCATTGACGAAAGCATGCAGAGTATCCATCAAATAATTTTGTTGAAATAAATTTTTTCATTTTATGTTTTTATTTATACTAATTCTTCTAATATACCTATAATTTCTGAGAATACCAACAAGGTAATAGCTAAAGGTAGATTTACTAATAACCCTATATATCCTAGCATTCTTATTATGGATTTAATAAAGCTTATTGTTTGGTGTTGTTTTGGGTTTGGGTGGTTCATTTTATTACTTCATTATAAGATTTCCAAACTATTTCATTAGGTACTTCGTTTGTTGGAACGCCTAATAAAATATTACCGTCTTTGTCTTTTCCAATTGCTGTAAAACCAAATCCTTCACAAATTAAAGATACATAATGTTCTGGTTTTAATTGGTTTGCTTCTTCTAAGATATCGAAATCATATGATAATCCATTAGGATCATTAATTTCACACCATTGTTTTGAGTATTCTGCCATTTTTTAGTTGTTATAAAAGTTAATAATTTGTTCTTTTGTTTTAAATCCTGAGAATCTGTTTTTCTCTACTCCATTTTCAAGTAGAATTACAGTAGGAACTCCTCTAACGGAGTATTGAGATGTTATTTCCGGGTTTGCATCCGCATCTATCATTGAAATATTATACGTTTGAGATAATTCTTGGATAACTGGTTTGAGTGTTTGACATGGAGCACACCATGTAGTTGATATTACTAATAGTTGTTTCATTTTATTTATTATGTTGATTTAAAATATTATTTACATGAGCTACTACCTTATCCCAAGGAGCTATACCATCTCCATCTTCATAAGTTACAGGATCAGGACGTCCTAATTTAATAAATGCTTCTACTCTTTCTACTGATGAAGCGCTTTTATAATCAGAATTTCCGCTTGGGTATGGTTTATAACTAGTATTGGTACGTTTATATACTTCATTAAAGTTTAAATTTAATTCTTTACAAAGTATTTCTCCATCTTGTAAAATTGTAAATTTATTACCTTCAAGATACGGAGTAAAATAACCTACACGTTCTGCATCCCAATTTCCTAATCTAAAAGCGGCATCATCTGCATCTCTAAATTCTTGTCTACAATCAGGATAAATTGAATGATCACCGGCATGAATACCTAAAGCAATATCACATGTTTCTCCTGTTCTATTTGCAACTGACAAAGCTACTGCTTGGGTAATTGAGGCAAATATTTTATTTCTGTTAGGAACAACGGTTGCTTTCATATTATCTTCGGCATAGTGACCTTCAGGTACATCTTCACCTCCTGCTACTAAAGCTGAATCTAATAAATCAACTAATCCGTTTAATTGGATTTGGCGGTACTTAATAGGTGTTGACCATTTGTCCGATCTTTTAGCATACTCTACTCTAATATAATCTACCAATGATTGAGCTCTCTCTAGCTCTACTCTGTGTTTTTGACCATAATCAAAGCTTATGGCCGTAACAGATGAGTATTCTTTTAAACAACGTAGTAACAATGTACTACTATCCATTCCACCTGAAAGTGAAACTACAACATGTTTTTTCATATTTTTATTTTAAAATGGTAAATCAGCTTTCTCTTTAGGTTCTTCTACTACTACATTTAAGTTGTTCTCACTATTAAAATATAATGTTAAAAATCCTAAAGGATAAAGACATACATTTCCAGTATATTTAGGGGTTGTAATATCTCTATATTTAATAGTTATTCTAATTTTTTTCGAGTAATCAAATACTTCTTTTCCAATCTTGTTTCCAGCTGGTTTTCCTAGGAAGTCAAATAATGACATATATGTTCCTAAATCTTGAGTGTGTTTTGTTACAATAGGCATGATCTTAATTGTTTTATATTGTGATTAATGTTATTAATGATATCAGATGATATGGGCGTGTTAATAAATTCTTCTATTTTTTCGGATGGTTTAGTATATTCAACACCCATATCAAATAAAACGTTTTTAAATGCGTTTATTATAGGTGCACTCGTGTCTGCTGACTTAATAAAATCATACCCTTTATAGAACTTAAATTCATTTATATCTGATGCTCCTAATAGATGATGATATGAATTAGTATCTAACATATGTCTTGAATTAAGGACATTTATTAATAAAATACGTCCCATCATTTGGGAAAATAATTTATTTTTGTGTGGGAACATTTCACTATATAATTTTAATGAATGATTAAAGGCAAAATGTCTATAACCCATATCATAACAATCAGAATATAATGAAATAATATCCCCTAATGTTTCACCCTGTATTACAACCATTAATTTAGTTTGTTCGGGTAATTGGGGTTTAATAGTATTCATCCAATACTTAGCGTTCTTGGAAGTTCTCCATGAATTATTCCATTCATCAGGAGAAATAAAAATATCAGGTTCGAATAGATCTATTTTTTCAATTAGATCTTCTTGAGTGTGTTTTACATTTTCGAATAACCCATTATCCATAATAATAAAGGAGTCAGGATGTTGTCTATAAGATAACATAAATTCCTTATATTCTGGGTATAAATCAGATAAATGCGGGAGAATGTATTGATAATCATTGTATTCTAATGAGTTTGTAAGTAAACTTAATGGGGATTCAAAACTTAATTTCATAACTTAACTTTCTTAATAATAAATATATAAACTATTTTTTAGTTTTCCACTAATTCCACCACTTTTCAATATTGTGTTCTAATAGAGAAAATAATAGCTTTTTAGCTCTAGAGTGGTTTATATATCCTATATTCATTGCAATTACTTGTTTGGTGCTTCCCTCATCTCTATCTTTAATATCAAATAGACCTTCTCCATTCAATACTCTTTTATATATTAGTGGATACTTTTTGTGATAAGCATTGTAATTTTCACTTTTTGTTTCTGTGTGTAGTTCATATACTTCAGGTTCTGTGGGAGATAGTATAAAGTCAAAAATCCTATCTTCATAATCCATATATTCCATAGAATAATATTCATCTTGTACCTTTTCTATTAAACGAACACAAGTGGTCATAATTTCCGCATCTCGTTTTGCTCGAGTATGACGGTCTTGTTTCCCAATGTATTTTGCTTGGTTTTGGAGTTTAAACTTTAAAATAGTAAAAATAAATGAATCATCCCAATCTCTATCTTTCCAAATAATAGGAAACCATTTAATTAAACTTTGGATAGATCTATTTACATCCCTTATTCTCCAACCTATTTTTAACCAAACCCAACCATTTAATTTCTTAGATAAAGATTTCAAAGAATTTATCAACTTTTTTATGTTTTTCATTTTTTAAATATGTTTTATATTGTTCAACTACTTCTAATAAGGTTCCTTCTGCTGAATTCTCAATGAATTCAGAAACTTGTTCTATAGTACCACCACATTCTTTTTTCAGGTGTTCTTTGAATGAATTTATCCTTTCCCGTTCATCTTTTGCAAAGTCATCCTGTAGTTTTCGAACCCTTTTATTATATATGGATCGTAACTCATTTTCTTTTTCTTTAAGGACTCCCCAATTTTGGATAGTATTTCTAAGTTTAACAATTTCATCAGCAAGCCACTGTCCTTCGTATGAAATCTGAAATGCATATGGTGAATAGTCAAAATCACCATGATTTATTTTAGATACAAAAGAATAGTGTTTATCAAGTGATTTAGAAACAGGGTATCTTCTCCACCAATAAAATTTATTAAAATTTAATCGAGGTGGTTTTGGTGGTGCTTTAAAAGATGCATGTATGTTATATTCTTTTAATATGTCTTCTCTTGAAACCATTAGTTGTAATTAATGGATTGAATAAGTTCATAATATTGAAGTCCCATTTCTGAATCTTCGTGATCCGATACGTATTGTTTGATTATTTCATCAAATTCTTCTTGTTCGTATGGAGTTGGTTGTTCATACTGTGCTGGTTGTTTTTCTTGATCTTTGTCCATATTATTTAATTTTTATTATAGTATAAATATACGAACAAATTCTAGAATCTCCAAACGTTTTATATGACGTTTATATGACGTTTATACGATTTCACATCCTCCTGCTCCACATGCAACGCTATCCCCTAATACAGTATTATCATCAAATTCTACTATCTTACTTAAATCAATATTATGTAAGTGTTGCACCATTTCATTGAATTGTTCTTCAGTAATGGTCTCAAAAGGAGCTTGAATATAAGTATGATCTGAGAAAGGTAACACTGATAACCCATTGAATGTATTTTTATTTTCCCACATCCATTCTCCTACTTCACTCCATTCTTCAGGTTTAATAGAAATAGTTGCAGATACATTGTTTGTATTTGCTCCTTTACGATGACCTTCTTTTACCCATTCAATATTGAATTTTTTAACACGTTCTAATAATTCCAATGCTGTTTCTTCACTACGAATAATAGCATTGTTAGGTGCTTTTTGTGGGATTGAAATAACAGCTTGGATAGTTGGTTTAAAGAAATCATCTTCAACTAATTCTGGGTGATTTGCTGCTAAGTATGAGTATATTGGTTCGTTTTTTCCGATTCTTACTCTTCTAATATAGAATCTATCATGCCAGCTATGAATACCACTACTACATCCTAATACTAATGAACTAGTACCACTTGGTTTTACTGTAGTTACACGAGCTGCTTTATTAGTACCAATAATTTCTGCAACACGAGCATTTTCATTTTTAGCTATAGTTGCTGATTTTTTAAGATTCAAACCTAATACTGTACCTGAAGCTATTCCTGTCATTCCAACTCCAAGTAAAGCTTCTTTTTCAGTTGTTTTTCTCCAAATATCTCTTAAATAATGAAAATCGGTATATGCTGCTTGTAAAGTCCCAATGAATGCTGCCACTTTTACTCTATTATCTAAATCTTCTTGATCTACAATATCCGAAACATTTACTTCACAAAGGTTACAAAATTGAAAAGGTCTAAGTGCAATCTCACAACATGGATTACAACCCCATACTTTATCATTACTAAAATAAACACCAGGTTCTCCTGAGTTGCTTAGCTCTATTTTTTTCCACAGTTTAAGGAATTCTTCTTGATCAATTTTATGACGTAATAATACTGCTGAGTTATTTGCTCGTCCACGTTGTGGATTTTCTTCCCACCAATTTCCAAACTTACAAGTCAGCATATCTTCATCATTTAAATTAAATAAAGCTATTAATGCTGCTCTTCTTATTCCTCCACTTAATACAGCATCCGCAATATGACATGCCATATCATGAGCTTCTACTGATGTTAATCTGCTACCATTTCCTTTACGATCAAGAATTTTTTGTAATTGAAATAAACATTCTTTTAAAGGTTCAGGACCAGGTGCTTTTCCTCCTACTGTAATTAATTGAGCTCCTTTTGGTCTAATATCTCTAAAATCAAATATTGGAAGAGATCCTCCATTAAAATATGCTTTACATAACATTCGAATAGCGTCTGCCCATCCTTCAATACTATCACCTACTAAATAACGTTTATGTTTAACAGGAATTGTAATCTCAGGGAGTGATTCTATGTGATGAAGTTGAACACTATAACCTACTCCACATCCCGATAATAATAAAAACATAATTTCGCTAAATGCCCTCCAATTATCGATAGGCATATATGAGCAGTTAAAAATGCGAGAATTGTTTAGTTCAATAGGCTTTCCAGCAAATTGTAAGCTTCTCATGGATGGTAATACTTTTTTATCATATACCAATTTGTATGCTTCTTCTATTTCATCATGTAGTTGAGGAAATTTACCTTGATGCATTTGTTTGTTTCTTGTTACTAGTTCTCCCCATGTTTCTCTTCTTTGAAAGTCGGAAACATACTTGGAGTATTTGAGGTAAGTAGTAACTTCGGATAGGATTCGGGTTTCTGTATTCATTTATTTTATTTGTTATTTAATTCAAAAAATTTATTTTTTAAAAGCTGTTTATCAAATTTATCAAAGTCACTATCAAACTTTTTAACGGCTGGTTTAGTGTCTTCATCATCATCCTCATTATATTCACCTTCAATTTCTATATATCCTCTAGATGTGTCTATCTTGGCATTATAAGTCATACCATCCGCTCCATATCTATTTTTCATAACGTGAATTCTACCGGTTCCGTTAACTTTGTCTTCTTTTTTTCTTGAGAGGGTTAAGCATAGGTCAGAAATCATAATTTTATCATAACTTCCGGCAGCTGCTGTGCCTTCTATAATATTTTCTTTAGCTCCAGTTCTATTAACCTGTGATACTGACCATACAGGTAAATTTAATTCTCGAGCTAACCCTTTAGTACTGATATAAATATCATCAATTTCATCTTTTCTCTCCCTATTTTTTCTTTTTGACGAAAGTAAGTCAACATAATCTATAATTATTAAATCTACTTTAAAACTTAAATCCTCACATTTTTTAATGTGGCTCTCTAAAGTAGAAATACTAGCCTTTCCAGGTGTGTATTCTTTTATAATTAATTTACCTGGGAGTTCAACTATCGTTTCTTGAACTTTTGATTTAAAATTTTTAAGTTTATCTACAGGAATACCCGTAAAGAAAGCATCATATCTTTTTCCAACATAATCTTCTCCTAATTCTAAAGTATAGTGTACTACATTATATCCTAATTGGACAGCACATCCTCCTAATGCTACTAAAGCCCATGACTTACCACCTCCAGGATTACCAAATACTAAACCAAAATCTCCATTTCCTAATCCACCCTGTATTAATTCATTTATTTTATCCCAAGGAGTAGGGATAATAATTCTATTTTCTTCACGATATCTGGATTCAGTATCTTTATCGTATTCATGACCTATATTTTTATCTTGACCCGCTTTAAGAGCACTATCAATTAAAAATCTAATAGAATCATATTCTCCACCCTTAAGTAAGTCTACTGAATCTAGTAATGCTCTTTTTAATTGTTGATTTTTACAGAAGCCTGAGAATTCATTTTCAATGTATTCTAAATCATCTTCAGAGGCTGAATAAGATTGTTTTAATTGTTCTTTGATAGCAATTTGAAGTACATCGTTTGTAATTTTCTTCATTTCTACTTTTAGAACTTCCATTGTTGGTGGGCAGTGATATTCACTATAATATCTTAAAATTTGACCTACAATCCATTTTGATGCTTGTGTACTGAAATATTCATCAGTTAAAACATCATGTATTGATAGTAAAAATTTCTTATGTGTTAGTAGTGAAGATATTACTTTAGTTTGGAAAGAAGGCCCGTATTCCTCTAAAGAATTTAATCTTGTTGTTGTCATAACTTTTGTTCTATTTTTTTAAATATAAAAAATTTTCTTTAATCCAAAAATCTACATTTTTAATTATTTTCCCCAATTCGTCTTCATTATACATTCGTACAAATTCTTCGGGTTCAAAAGATAATTCATCATCTTCAATTATTGATTGTAGATCTTCTATATCCTGTTCACTTACTAAAGGTTTACTTAGATCCATAACTTTATATTTGCTCTCTATCTCATTTCGCTCCATTAATATTCGAGCATATACAACATGGTCTTTAAGTTTTTCTTCACATATATCAAATATATCTTGAAGTGATAAATTTCTTTCTTTTAATTCCGGGAATTTTTTTAAAAGTCCCTTCTCACCTAACCCCTTAATTCCTTTAACATTATCTGAATTATCTCCAAGTAATGTTTTTTGTAAGATAAAGTTATGTGGTGTAAGTTGAAACTTATCAATTACAGTCTGTGGCGTATAATATTCTTTTTCAACGGGACGATAGACTGTGATGTTATTGGTGACTAGCTGGAGGAAGTCTTTATCTGCGGATACTATAAATGATTTATTATTTGGATTTGATGATATCTGTTGACTCAAACAAGCTAAAATATCATCTGCTTCTACTTTAGGAATACTTAGTACTTTAATAGGTAAACATCCCAAATAATGCATCAAACGTACTATTTGATTAATTTTAGAATCATGTTCTTCCTCAATATCATCAAAAATATCCCAATTAGTAATTCTATTAATATTTCGACTTGATTTATATTCAGGAATCATATTTTTTCGACTTGCTGAAGATCCAGGTCCATCAAAAACAACATATATAGATGTAGGTTTTATTTCTTTAACTAAGGTTCCTAATGATCTAAGAAAACCACCTAAACCCCCGATATGAACCCCATGACTATTTATTAGATTTAAAATTGCAAAGTTTCTAAAAAATAGATTGAGACCATCGATTAATAGTACTCTTTCATGTTTATTAGGAATTGAGTCTGTGGTTTCTTGGACTTCATTCAAGAGTTTAAGTAAATTTTTTTGTTTCATATTATTCTTCGTCTCCCATTATATTACTTAAGTCTTCTTTTTCTAACCATTCACTATTATCTTCAATAATATCAAACTCACCTTGTCCTAAAATACCACTCCATTCATCTGAATGGTTCTTTTTGTATTTTGTAATAGAATTTGGACTATCTTCAATAAATCCATGAACTGTACTGATAATAGTTCCTTTAGTAGTAATTCCGTTTACGTGATTTTTATCACATGCTACTTTAGTTCTAAGAGCGAATTCTACTTCTTTTTTATTCTTAGTAGCTTTAATTTTTGAAGTACCACTATTTGTAATGTTACCATATGTTAATACAAGAGAAGCATCGTAAAAGAACGTATCACCCCCTTTATTAGTCATTTTGGGTTTGGACATAAAACTTTCTGCAGGTGCAACTCCTGTTTTATTAACTACTAAGAATGTATTAGTATATGGTTTTTCTTCTTTTCTAGAAAGTACAATTTGTTGATTAACAAAATTACCAAATTGAGTAGCAATAGAACCAGCGTTCCACATTGGGTTGTTTTTACCTTGATCTATACTCATTTGACATGGAATAGAACCTACTGAGTCCCACATAAAGAATAAATCGTAAGGCAAATTACCTTTCTTTTGTTCATCTAAGAGATCAATAATGAATGCTGCTATATCTTCAATCGAGTTTAATGTACTTCTGTCTCTATAAATAAAGAACCCATCATAGTCTACAATATTTCCTTCCTCATCCTTTATTTCATCCATTTCGAAACCCATAGTTCTAAAGTGATTCCAATCATGTTTCATCTCGGTAATAATAATAACTGGAAGGACTTTCATTTTTTGGGCACTTACTATACTTTCAATTGCCGTAGTTGATTTACCAGTATTACTTTTTCCTCTAACCATAGTTATATGACCCATAGGAATACCAGGAATACTTAATGCTTCTTGAAGAGCTTTAGAAAATGGAATCCATTTTTGGTCTTTAAACTTAACATTAGATTTAATCATCTTTTTCTCCTTGAATTTATCAAGTGAGAATTTTGACTTAAGTTCTTCCCCTACCGCTTCTGTAAGCGACTTTTTTGTTTTTGCCATAAATTTTTAGTTTTAAATGGGGGCTAAATCACCCCCTAATTGTTATTAGTCTTTTTCAAACAAATCATCAAATTTTGACTTATTATCTTTTTTAGTAGACAAAGTATAATTTGATGCTGGCTTAGATTTTACTGTAGGTTTGTCCCAAGGTAAATCTGTTGTTGGTGGAATTACTTCTTCTTCATCTTCCTCCTCTCCACCATCTTCATCAGGTGCTAACCAACTTTGTAATGCACTTTTCATTTCATCAAATGTGTAACGTTTAAATGCTTCAGATGGATCAGGTTGGTTGTTTAGGTATTTTTCAATTTCTTCCTTAGTTGAAGCTAGAGGGGAAATTTTAGTTTTAGGACGAATAGATGATTTATTATAAGCGGTTCCTGTAGTATCTGGTCCTACTGTATCTACTGTGAAATCTCTACCTTCTGCAACGTCAGTAAAATCCTGAATATCTTCATCGTCAGCCATTGATAAAAATTCCATGTATACTTCTTTACCAAATTGCCATAAACGAACTCCTTTATCTTCTTCACCACGTACAATTACAGGAGCGAATACTCTTAACTTCGGTTCTAATTTTTTAGCTAATCTCCAATCTTCTTTGTCGCTTGATTTACGTAATTGTTTTACGAATTCAGCAATTGGATCTTTTTCACCCCAAGAAAGTGGAGAAAGCATCATCTTGTTTCCAATACCATAATAAAAGAACAATTCTTTAAATGGTGATTTGTCGTCGAATTTGGAAGGAACAATTCTAATTGTTTGTTTTCCAATGGATGGCTTCCAATATAATTTTTCATAATCCACTTTAGAACCACCTTTGTTGTTCTTTGAATTCATATTAGAAAGCTTTTGTCTAATTGTGTTTAAATCCATGTTTAATAACTTTTTTTGTTTATAATATATTTAATGTAATAACCTATTTTTTAAAAGCCAAATATTTTTATTGGGAGGAAAACTTTTATATATAAATATTGCCCTTTACTCCAGGAACCATTTTTCTAATTTCTTCTTCGGAATATTTTTTACTTATTGGAGTATTACTTAAATTAAGATTACCTCCAACTGTTAGACCATTTGGTAATGATGTAATTTTAGTATCTCTTAAATTAAGATCATCGTTAACTGTTAGATCATTTGGTAATGAAGTAATTTTAATATTAGCTAAATCAAGTTCACCCCCAACCGTTAAATCATTGGGTAATGATGTAATTTTAGTATCTCTTAAATAAAGATAATCTCCAACCGTTAAACCATTTGGTAATGTAGTGATGGAAGAATTTCTTAAATCCAGAAAACCGCCAACCTTTAGACCATTTGGTAGTGAGGTAATTTTAGTATTAGCTAAATCAAGATCACCTTTGCCTCCATCCTTCACGTACTGTTCAATTTTCTTATTGGTTATAATAAGAAAGTTAGATTGGCGTTCTTCCGGGGAACGTCTAGGTTTAAGTATGTCTAATTTTTCTTCGCGTAAGAGGTCTAAAAGTTTTATCATTGAATTTATTTATATTTACAGACTAATAATCTTATAAATTTTAGTATCTAGCCTTTTTAATTCCCCCTGTTGAGTTAACAAAATACAATTTCTGTAGTTGTTCCAGTCTATAACGAATTTAGAGTCTAACATTCCATTATTTAGACTTTTAATTAGTTGGTTTAGGGCGTTTATTGAGTATAAACTATTTGTTTCTTTTTTTCTATGAACTAAGATAGTGTTCTCAGGAATATCAGATAAATTTCCAAGTTCAATATTATATGTTAATACATACTCATCATTAGTTTTGATGTGTAATGCAAATATTTTCCCGTATAATACGTTATATTTATTTTGAATTGATTCTATCAAATCCTCAATTTCATCTACTTTAGTAAAAGTACAAAACAATTTGTTTTGAATGTTCATATTAGGGTCGTATAAGTCATAATCATATGTCGTATCATACATATTAATAGAACTATCAAAAATCGAGTTTTGATTCATAAATTTTATTTTAAATTATTGTAATTGTAACCTGTTTTAATTTTAACATCGAATTTATATGTTTTAAATATTTCCAATATTTTATTTATCAAATCTTCTTCATCTTCATCCAAATCTAATAAAAATGCATCGTAAGTAAAAAGTATTAGTTTTGTATTTTTACCTCTTAATATTTTTAACATATCCCATATAATGTTAATATTTGTTGAAGTTTCAGTCGTCTGAAGTAGATAATTTAGTAACTTATTTGGGTTCATATTTTCCAATTTATCTTTGTAAAACTTCCACCCACTTGTTTTATCTTCAATAAATCCTTCATTCTGAAATTGTTCCCATAATTTATCTTTAAAATGTTGAAGGCGGGAGAAAAATTCTACGTTTTTATATTCTTCAAAAATATTACCATTAAGGTTTTTAAATACTATCTTTTTAGCATCATCATAACTTACATTGCATTCTTCTTCAATTTCATGGTATATGTTCTTATCTCCAAAATCATAACCCATAAGTTTACTAATTAAAGTGGGATGAAATGCTGATAGATCTATTTCTACTAGTTTATCATTTCTTGGGATAAATACTTCTCTACTTCCGTTCTCCTTATTTAAAGCCGCATAATTTACACCCCCAAATCTGTTGGCTGGTCTTCTTGTTGTTGTTTTAAAGTTGTATTGACTATATATGTAGTCGGCATCAACATGATAGAAGTGGTCTTTGAATTTTTCTCTCTGTATTCGTAAACCATTCCGTTCAATTGCGTTAAACACCAAGGATGCTTTATCGTTATAAAATAAGTTAATTGGTTCATTTATTTTTTCTTTTAAATCGTTAAATATTTTTTCACAAACTTCATAATGTTTGGATATAGGTATAATCTTATTAAGATCATCAATATGTTGATAATTACGATAAAAATAATCATGAGCTGAGGTTGTGGGTCTCTCATAAATGTGTTCTAATGTGATATCAACTATATTCGGGTGTATAAGGTAGTGTAAAAACTCTTTCTTATCTCGTACATATATTTTATTGATCTTATTAAGAATCGTTGTTATATCGTTTATACTTAATTGTAACGTATCATTATGTTCTACACACAATATATAACCTTTATTATCGTCTATTGGTCTAATATAAATTAAGGATACATTGTTTATTGTTGGATGAATATGATCATTAAATGGAATTATTTCTACAAATGCTTCCTCAATTTCCTTGTAGTAAAATTCCTTTAATTGTTCATAATTCTCAATAATATAAAACATACTTTATAACCTTTATTCTGATAATGATAATATAATTACCTCAGATAACCAAATATTCTTGATGAAAAAGGAAATCCGAACTAGGTAGCGATACTTTGTTCGGATTTGTCACCTGTTGGGTAACTATAACGGGTCCTAAGTTCCGTATGTTGTTATTAAATGAATTATAAACTTACAATAACTGATCTTCCTTTTTGTTGGAATTTATATTCTGTATTTTTTGTTCTCTCATTATCTGAGTTTATATCGCTAAGAAACTCTGCAGCGGTCGTATCGGAAGTAGAATCTGGTTTAAGTATAAGATTAGTTCCATCTACCATAAAGTTAACATCAAATGCCGGACCACCCATAAGAATTTCAACATAACCTGTGGTATCTGTTTTAAATTCAGGGACTGCTTTCATACCGTGCTGACGTTTCAAGTATGCAAAAAATTTGTTAATTGTGTTTTTGTCCCAAGACATAACCTCGTTTAATACTTTACGAACTTCTTCTCGGATTAGTTTTCTAAATTCTGTTGCTTTCATTGTTTTTTTTGATTAATAATCATCGTCGTCATCATCTTCATCATCATAATCCTCATCTTCCCAATTATCTACAATGTCTTCCATTATTTCATAAGCCTTATCTTCGGCTTCTTTTTGGGTTTTGAATGGTCCTGTACCTTCCTCATCTTCAAAATCACCAAAGCTAAGATATCCATCTACCCTAAATCCATCCTCATCTTTCACAACTACTACAGTATCCGAATTATTTGTATCCCACCCATCCATAGGTGCTGTGTATGCCGCTAATACTTTTCCATTATAATTTTCATCATCTTCTTTAGTAGGTGTATATGGAGAAAAACCTTTTGGATATTTTTCTTGACCTTCATTAAGTATTCCTGCTAATTTTTGCATACGTCGAAATTGTTCGCTTAGTATTTGTTTTTTCATTGTTTAATTTTTATTTTTGATTGTTTGTTGTTTTTATAAACTAATATTTTTGTTATATACAAGATTATTAATTAATTCATCTAAAGACCAATCTCTTAATTGTTTTCCTCCTCTACCAAAACGATACATATCATCACCTATTTTTTCAATAGTATACCAATTTTTTTTATTACCGTTCTCATAATAAGTTCTCAAATATATTTTATTATCTTTTATAGATACATCACCCCATCTTGGTTTAAGTTTTTGAACTATTGAATTTAAATCATTAAATTCATTTTCTTTTAATACTTTTCTAACTTCTTCTCTGATTAGTTTTCTAAATTCTGTTGTTTTCATTTTTATTGTTTTTGTTTTTGTTTTTGATTGTTTTTGATTGTTTTTGTTTTTGTTTGTTTAATTGTTTTTATTAAAAGAAAGATTCTTTATTAGCTTTAATAGCTCTAAAATCTAGTTCAGGATGATCTTTTTTAAGTTTAGTTAGTGCTAAATCAAAAGCTATATCAAAATCAGAGCGATATTCTAAATCTAAAGATCCTGGCTCATTCTCATTCTCTTCTTCAACTATTTCATCAATGTATTCTCTCATATATCCACCTTCTTCAGTATCTAAAAATTGTGATTCATTTGGTTGAGATAAATCACCTTTTAGTTGAGATGAATCACCGTTAGAATTAATTAAATATATTTTACTATACTTTGACATAAAATCATTTAGTTCATTTTCATCAGTAATAGCTTTCCAGTTATTTGCATTTGTAAAGAAATATTTAACATAATCTAAGTTTATTGTTCCATAATTATCATTGAATATTTGAACTGTTTTTGGATTATTAGATAAAGTATTAGTTATAGAAGGATTTTTTATAGCTATAAATCCTACTTTTTTAGGCTTAATAAACCTAGGTGCTAATTTAGAATCATCAGAAACATATAATGTTATCCCACTATTTATTAAGTCAGAAGCTTGATTTTCTGTTAATTTTTTGTATTCGCTTTCATTAATAATTCCTGCTAATTTTTGCATACGTTGGAATTGTTCGCTTAGTATTTGTTTAGCCATTTTGTTTTTGTTTTTGTTTTTGTTTTTTAATCTTCGTCATCTTCATAAAAATGCTCATCATCCTTAAATGAATCATAAATATCGTCTGTTGTATCTGAGCTAAATTTAGAGAACGGTAAATCACCACTAGTTAATCCAACTAAAATCTTGATTACATCCTCAGGTTGATTTTTAACCATTATGCTCCAATAATCTTCAATCATACCATAGGTTGGTTTTTCTTCTTTTATTATTTTACGAACTTCTTCTCGGATTAGTTTTCTAAATTCTGTTATTTTCATTTTGTTTTTGATTGTTTTTGATTGTTTTATATAAATATATTAAAGGGGGGTTAAAGTACCAAATTATTGAAAATATTTTGTATAATCAAATTTTAAATATTCATCAAATTGATATAGTTTTTGTCTCTGCATAGCTAATGATACTATGTTTTTATTAGTTATAGCTACTTTTTCTTTATTTCCCGATATTTGCCATGCTAAATTGATAGGGGTATATAATTGCCATATAATTTGAGAATCTTGATTTACTAATTTATCGTAAGTAGATTTATCAATTTCTATATATATTAATTCGTTTGTTTTTTTACAAAAATATCTTCTAAATTCACCTACTTGATAGTCTTG